AATGATACAGGCTCTTATTGGCCCAATCGCCAGCCTTGCTGGTTCTTGGATGGAGAAAAAAGTTACGGAGCAAAAGGGCAAGTCTGCCGTTGCTCTGGCCAAAGCTGAAGCTGAAGCCGAAGTTATGAAGGTCGCCGCCACACATGAGGCTGGCTGGGAAAAGATCATGGCTCAGTCTAGTGACAATAGCTGGAAAGACGAAGCATGGACTATTTTGTTTATTATCATAATTGCTATGTGCTTCATTCCTTTTACTCAGCCGTTTGTTGAGCGAGGTTTTGCTGCTTTAGATGCAACGCCATCTTGGTTTCAATATGCGGTTTACGCTTCAATAGCAGCTAGTTTTGGATTGCGCAGCTTGAAAGGCATTAAGAAATGAGAAAGAATTTTGAGCAATGCCTGGAGTGGCTTCTCGAACATGAGGGCGGTTTTTCAGCGCACAAAGATGATCCAGGTGGGGTCACTATGAAGGGCATCACGGCCAATACATATCAGAAATGGCTCAGTGAAACGCTCGGCAATGATGCGACTGTCGATGAAGAGGCCATGAGAAACATCCCCGACATTCACGTTGAACAGATTTATCGTGAGGGTTATTGGGAAAAAATTTCTGGAGATAATCTGCCAGGCGGTTTGGATTGGAGCATTTTCGATTGGGCCGTTAACTCTGGGCCAGGCAGATCAGTTAAGACCTTGCAACGATTGGTGATGGTGAAGCCGGATGGTGGCATAGGCCCCAAAACACTGACCGCGATAAGTGAAGATGACACGGCCAGGTTGATTGATGATATGCACTCGAAACGCCAGGCATTTTATGAGCGGCTCAAGACCTTTGAGACTTTTGGCAAGGGCTGGACCAGGCGCAACGATGAGACTAGGGATCAAGCGCACCAACTGGTAAACCCTGGAGCGGCGTAGTTTTAAGTACCTCAATCGTTCTGCGGCCCCCTGCCCTGGTTGTGATATAGCCACGGTCCTGGAGTGCGTTGACCAGGGTTTGAATACGGCCTGTTGATTTGACGCCAATCCCCTCAGCTATCTCCTTAAATGTTGGGCTATATCCCTTCTCAACCTGGAAGCCTACGATGAAATCCAGCGTATCTTTTTGGCGCGGAGTCATGCTCATTCGTCATCTCCCATCCATTTGGCACTGATCGTAAGCGACTTTTGACGCTCGACCTTGCCTGGCTTTGCTGGGATAATCTTCTCTGGCTGAGGCTTTGTGGTCCTGGTTGGCCACTTAACCTCAAACAACCGCTCACCATTCTCATCATTCAGAAAAGCGTTTTCATGCGCTGCCATATGATCCATCAACTTTGGCTCAAGTGATTTATAGTAAGCCTCAGTTGCCTTGGCCGCTCTCCTGGCCTCATAATATTCGAGGGCAATATCAGCAATAGGCTCCAGGTCAACGGGTGGCAGATCATCCTCACCGTTACCATAGGTCCTAGATGCGTCAGCCCCGTCCATTGCCGGATACCAATCAGGACCGTCCAGGCGTGAATAAAAATCTTCTGCCGCTTCAATCAATGCTGATTGTTGCTCTTTATTAGCCTCATACACATTAAGCACAAGCCTGGTGCCCTGGTACAATGTGGCGATAACACCCCAATCACAACCAAAACAAAGCATTTGCATCTGCAACTGCCAGGGGCCTCGGTATGGCGGTGGGTTTTCAGTGTAAGGGGCTGAGGTTAGTTTGCTTTCAATGATCCCATTCCCAACCAGACCCATACGATCCTGACCGTTCATCAGGATGATGCCTGGCGAAGATGAAATAATTTTTGGGTCAGGATTGAAAAGAATACCGTCCAGGCTGACTGAGAACATATCCCCATAGCTATAGACCTCAGTCACCTCATCATCATATTTTTCGATGCCCAGGCGTTCAACTGCTTTGCGAATGATGGTTGACTCTAATTCATTGCCCCAATCGGCTGGCTCCGAGCCCGTGAATTGCGAGGTTTGATAATTGCCTTTCCCCTGTGCGTTAAGTACCTGGGCCATCAGATCATTCCGGCTATCGCCAAAACTCGGATGGGCCTCACCCATTAGGACTGGTGCTTTTGATCCAGATAGTTTGGCATCAGATGTAAGTTTACCGACCATCGACTTATCTCCCCGCCAATTCAATTAAATGCTGATCGAAGGCATCAGAAACAGCGATGAAATAACAAAAGGCAACTGTGATAGTGCCGATACAAAGGAACTCAAACACCCCCCTCACCGCATCACGCAGGGTGACAGGGGTTTTGTCTGAATAGGTTAGCCTGGTTGCATAGGAAGAGTTGATAATGCTATTTAGTATATTCCGCTGGCCGACTGAACTGCGGCAATATACATTATGCGACATTTCTTCTTGTAGCTCCGGCCTAGTCATCTGATTTTCCATGACAATCTCTCCTCATGGTGTGGTGGTTAAGAATTACAATAGCCCGAGGTTTGCGGATAAACTACCCATACCCGTTTGGCTATTGATTTAGTCGTTTTGCGGCACAAAATCTTCTGCCACTGTATCCTTATATCCATCTGCATCAAACTTTAACTTGCAGTGGGTGTGGTAGATGGCCGAGCGCATCAACATTATCCTGGTCCGCTGATTAGTCATCTTACCAACCTTTAATTTCTTCAATGCGGTCAGGTCCTGGACTAGCTCAGAAAACCGATGGATCGCGTTGTCCAAATGGCAATCCAATAAAGCTGGAATGGTCATTCGCATTGTTGGCCTCATTTGTGAGCCCGACTCCGCTTCCAGGATAAACAGGTTGTTGCGATAGTTCTGTTGATTTCTCCATCGCTTGGCCCGTGTCCTGGGTAAGCCGCCATAAATATCCTGGGCTTCCCTGGCCATCTGCATCTGCTTTTGTGCAACCGTCATTTTAACTGGCTTCAGCCGACCCAGGCTATCATACTCTTCTGGGTTTGCGGTCTGGTGTTCATCTATACGGTTACGATCATCATTCATTTCTTCCAAAACATCATCTGAAGTTTTGAAGTAGTTGGCACCGCGCTCAGTTTTGCTCGGCTGAGCTAGTGGGTCGTTTCTTGATGATTTGTTTTTCCGTTTGTAACTCATCATTCATCCTTTCTACTTTATATTCAGCTGCAAATTCAATGTCACTTGGGTTTACACTGATTGCAGCGCGATAAGCTGACCCTGTTTTAACAACATCAGTTTTATCCAAGACCTTCAGATAGGCGTCTAAATATGCTCCCATTGTTTGATCTGCAAGTATTGGTGCGCCTTGATAACTTAGCTTTCCACAAAGCCGGACCCACCCCTCAGCAAGACAGTCATCAACCATTCGCATTGCCTGTTGTCTGGAGCAATCTAGGATTTTAGAAATCTCGGTAATTGTGTAACCTTGGTTGTCAAATGCAGCTATGCACATCAGGTTAGAAAAATGCCATTTGAGATTGGTTGAAGAAAAATACCTAGCGGCTTTTGAGTTGGTTCTATTGTTGTGAAACTGATATGTTTTTAACTGAAACACGCACAATTCTCTGGCATAAAGCTGTCTTAAATCTGCGGTCATTTCCACTCTCCTAACCTGGTTAAAAGATTTCTAACGCTGCTTAGGGCCCATTTGTCTTTACCGCGAAAGGTTTTAGCCCCCCGCGCCTCAAGCCCCTCACCTATTTTCCTGAGTGAGTCACATCCATATTTCTTTAAGTCGGCTATGACGGGCCTTAGTTCTTCTGCCCAGGCATCAACTGCACTGGCTGTTTCCGCGCCCCCTAGTCTCGCCCCTGCATATGGGTTTGGGGTGCCCATAGCCTCTCCCCTGGCCTTTTTGGCTGCAAGGGCTTTCCTGGTACGGTCAGAGATCATAGCCCCTTCATACTCAGCAATATTCGCCATCATCTGCAGCATAAATTTATTTTGGCTGGGGTTTCCCATGTCCGGTACATCACAAGCGATGATCGGGATTTGGGACTCAATGATCCTGGTCAGAAACGCCAGGTTACGGGTTAGCCTGGATATATTGGCTATGATGAGGGTCGCGCCCTCTTCTTTGCAACGCTTTAAGGCTGCGGCTAATTCTTTGCGTCTGCGGTCTGATCTTTTACCAGACTCATGCTCGACATATTCAGCGATGATCTCCCATTCACCGCCATTCAAATGATCGTTAACTACTTTCCTTTGCGCCTCAATACCGAGGCCAGACTGTCCCTGGCGTTGGGTTGAGACGCGAAGATAAGCCACATATTTCCCACTATGCGGTGTCATTACTTTGTTCCCTCGAAATCTGCCAAGACCATTTCAACCAGGTCGTGAGTGTCTTTTGCCTGGTATGGCTTCTTGCCCCAGGTCACTGCGTATAAGACGCTGCCAGTGCTAAATTTGATAACGTGCATGGCGTCAATGATTTGCTCTCTTAGTGTCATCCCTTCTCTCCCTTAACTTTTGCGAAAGCCGCTTTGATCTTGGCCCGTTCCTCTTTTGGTAAGGCGTCAAACATTGCGGTTAGTTCCTCGAATGGTGCGCTTGTATTGATGACCATGTATGCGAGGACTTCTATTGCGGTTTTCATACTCTCTCCTCTCACTATATATATATGCTTTATTCACGTTTGTTACAATAGGCAAAGGGTAGTTAC